GCGTCGTGACCTGACGGCCAGCAGCGCCACGGCCGCTGGTGACCTGATCTTCACCGATGCTCGCCCTGGCTCGTTCATCGAGCTGCTGCGCAACCGCCTGGCGCTCACCACCCTCGGCGTCCAGACACTCACCGGCCTTACTGGCCCGGTCGCTATCCCCAAGCAGACCGGTGCCGCGACCGCCTACTGGGTGGCTGAGAAGGGCACGCTGACTGAATCCAACCCGATGGTTGGCCAGATCAACATGACGCCGAAAACCTGTGGCGCATACACAGAGTTCAGCCGTCGTCTGCTGATCCAATCGAGCATGGATGTCGAGACGATGGTGCGCAATGAGCTGACCGCCATCCTGGCGCTGGAGATCGATCGCGTTGCGCTGTACGGCACTGGCTCATCCAGTCAGCCGCTCGGCCTCAAGAACGTCACCGGCATCAACACCAAGGACTTCAACGCCAACCAGCCCACCTATGTCGAACTGGTGGAACTGGAGACGCTGATCGCTGCCGACAATGCCGACATCGGCGCAATGGCCTACCTGACCAATGCCACCATCTACGGCGGCATGAAGACCACCGAGAAGGCCAGCAGCACGGCCCAGTTCGTGCTGGAGCCTGGCGGCACCGTTGGTGGCTATCCCATCGTTCGCAGCAACCAGGTCGAGTCCAATGACGTCTGGTTCGGCGTCTGGAGCCAGATGATCATGGGCATGTTCGGCAGCCTGACCATCCAGGTCAATCCCTACGCGCTGGACACCAGCGGCGGCGTCCGGGTCACGGCGTTCCAGGACGTCGACATCGCGGTTCGCTATCCCGAGGCGTTCGCCCGCGGGAACAACACCCTCTGAGCCTGAACCATGAGGATCCTGATCCTGCGCCAGACCGCGATCAATGGCCAGCCCGCCAGGGTTGGCGACGTGATCGACGCTGCCGAGGCTGATGCTCGCACCCTGCTGCTGATGCGCAAGGCTGAGCTGGCGCCGGATCTGATCCCTGAGCCGACCGCTCCGGCCGCTCCGGAGCCACGCAAGCCCCGTTCCCGCAAAAGCTGACCCATGGCCATCCATCAATCCACGCTGGAGAAGCTCCAGCACTTCACCCTGCTCGCCACATCGACGATCACCGCCACTGGCAACCAGACCGGCATTGATCTGCAGGCCTACGACGGTGAGATTCAGATCATCCTGAATGCGACCGCTGCAGGCTCTGGCAACACGCTGACGTTCCGCATCGAGGAGTCCGCCAACGACAGCAGCTACGCCGCTGTGACCGGTGGCACCTTCACCGCTGTGGCCAATGCCGCCAGCAAGCAGGTTCTCACCCTGAATGCCAGCGATCTGCGTCGCTACATCCGCGTCAGCTGCTCCGCCGCCAGCGGCACCCCCAGCAGCTCTGTGACGGTCAACGGCTACGGCACTCGCCAGTACGAGGGCTGATGCCGTTCGTCGAGGATCCCACGGTGTTCCTGGCCGACTTCGGCGTGCCTGTCACGTCTGGCTCGACCAGCGGCCTGGGGATCCTCGACTCACCCGGGGAGTACCTGATCGATGAGCAGGTGATCTCCACGGCCTACACATTGCGTGCTGAGGCCTCCAAGTTCGGCAGCTTGATCTATGGCGCCAGCGTCACGGTCAACAGCGTTGCCTATACCGTCATCGACAATCGGTTGCTCGATGATGGTGTGTTCTGCCTGATCAGCCTTCAGAAGACCTAGCCATGGCCCTCGCTGCAATCACATCCGTCACCTTCGCCAGGCCGAGCAACACCACGGCATACACCGCTGGCGATGTGATCGGCGCTGCTGATACAGGCACACCAGCGAATGCCGGCAGTGCGATCCACGTCCTGACCGGCGTCACGCAGGCGGACCGGTTCGTGATGCTGCAGGAGGCGCAGCTGCTGATGTTCCGCAGTGACGTGCCGTCAGGCATGGCGGGCTTCAGGTTGCACTTCTACGACGCCGTGCCAGAGGCCATCCTGGACAATGCCGCGTTCAACCTGGTGGCGGCGGACCGTACGCGTTGGCGTGGGTCAGTGGACCTGCCGACGCCTACCGATCTGGGCGACACCATCGCCTCGCAGTGGACCTACTGCGGCCTGCTGCTGCCTGTGGCGAGCGGCACCACGAGCCTGTTCGTGCAGCTGCAGGCGCTGGGCGCATGGACGCCGACCAGTGGCACGACGCACATGATCCGCGCCAGGTTCGTGGAGGCAGGCATGTGAGACGGCCGCTGTCTCGAACGCTGGCGCTGCAGGGCCTGCAAGGTGCTCCGGGCGCCCTGGCTCGCCGAGCTCGTGCGATGCCGTCGCTGGATCTGCGCTTCGCCGAGACCAAGAGCCTGACTGACTGGATCAGCGGCCAAGACCTGATGACGTTCAGCCGTGCTAGCAGTGGTACTTTTACCGATTCGGCTGGAATTTTACAAACTGCAGCTGTGAACTCCCGCCGCATCGACCACAACCCGCTGACAGGCGAAAGCCTGGGGCTGCTGGTGGAGGAAAGCAGGACGAATTTGTGGACTTATAGTGGTGATTTTGCAAATGCGGCGTGGATTAAGGTTCGTTCTAGTATTACTTCAAACACTATTGTTGCTCCAGATGGAACGCTAACGGGTGACAAACTTATTGCAAGTACAGACGCAGGTACAACCCACTTTGTCCGACAAGATGTATCTGTTACTTCTGGGACGTCCTATACACAAACAATTTATGCTAAGGCGGGAGAATACACACAAATCTATATGGGATTTGATACAGACAACTCCGCATTTGCTGGTGGTTCTATAATCTTTACATTGACTGGAAACGGAATAGCAGGAACTCCCAGCGGAACTCTTACATCTAATTCCATCACGCCTGTTGGTAACGGCTGGTACAGGTGCCAAATTACTGCTACCGCTACTGCTACTGCAACGGGTATTTTCCGTATTCAATCCGCAACCGGAGATACAAACGGTTTTACAGGAGACGGCACCTCTGGCATCTACATCTGGGGCGCCCAACTAGAAGCCGGCGCCTTCCCCACCAGCTACATTCCAACCACCACAGCCACTGCCACCCGCAGCGCTGATTTGGCGAGCATCACGGGAACCATCTTCAGCAGCTGGGTAAGTGCATCAACTCACACCTTGTTTGCCGAGATTCAACGATCAAGTGCAGTCAATGTAAATACTCTGGTCGCCGCGCTTTCTGATGGAACAACAAACAATAGGATTAGTCTGCGACTGGACGCTAATGGCACTACATCTACATTCGTAGGAGTGAACAGCGGAACGCTTGACGGAGTGGTGCAGGTAACTACAGGGGTTGCTGGATCGGTTATCAGACAGGCTGGTGCGGCTGAGGTCAACAACTATCAACTTGCAGCCAATGGAATGCTTGGCACTGCCGATACAACAGCATTGATCCCAACCGTAGACCAGTTAGAAATTGGCCAGGTTGCTGCGACGGCACAATTCAACGGCACCATCCGCCGCCTCACCTACTGGCCGCAGCGCCTGCCGAACAACAGCCTCGTGGCAATCACCCGATGACCTACTACCTGCGGTTCCCCGATGAGGCCACCGGCATGGCAGCTCTGGGCGCAGCAGGCCTGATGGTGGTCGATCCCGACACTGGCGAGCAGCGGCCGATCCTGGCCAGCCACAGCCATGCGCTGGACATCATCGGGCCGATCTATGTCGGCGGCAGCTGGGACGCTGAGGGCATCGTGATCGAGCCGCCCACTCTGCTGCCCGGCTGGCACGTGAACCACCTGGGCCAGCTGCCCGAGGGCTGGGATGCCTACGTGGTGGTGCCACGGACCCCGAGGAGGGTCTTCGCATGACGAGCCGTCGCGAATCGATCATGGCCCACATCACCAGCACCCTCGCTGGGACCGTGGGTGTCAGTGGCCGGATCTACCGCAGCCGAGTCGAGGCCTTCGCCAGGGCTGAATCCGGGGCGATGGTGATCGAGCCTGGCCCTGATCGTGCGCAGGTCATCGCGAACTGCAAATTGGAGTGGAGCCTGGAGGTGAACATCGCGGTCTACTTCCGCGGCGCCATCCCCGACCAGCTGGCTGATGCCACCATCGTCAGCCTGCACTCGAAGCTCATGGCCGACCGCACCCTGGGCGGCCGCGCGATCGACATCCTGCCGACATCAGTCGATCCGCAGATCCAGGCCAGCGATCAGCCGTCCGCCTGGATCGTCTGCGGCTTCCTGGTCCGCTATCGCTCCAGCGCTGCAGCGATCGACGTCGCCTAACCTGATCTCATCGACTCGTCTCCCCATGGCGCGCGCTCCCCGAGACATCCCATCACCTCCTGCAGAGGGCGGCACCTACGTGCTGCGTGATGGCCGCTGGGAGTGCGTGCAGCAGACCGTGCCACCAGGCGACGCGCCACAGCCTCAGCCCGAGGCACCAGCAGCCCCCACCACTGAGGATTGATCATGCCTACCTGGCGCAATCGACTGGCCCTCGTCAAGGCCGAGTCGGTCTATGGCACGAGCAGCGCACCGGCCACGACAGATGCTCTGCTGTTCACCGAGCTGGAGGTTGAGCAGCTGGCCCTGGAGCTGGCGGAACGGGAGACCATCCAGGCATTCATGGGCCACCGGGCCAGCCTGGTCACGCAGCGCAGCGTGGCAGTGAACCCGACCGTGGAGTTCGCCGCCAGCGGCACCGCTGGGACGGCGCCTCGCTGGGGTGCGCTGATGAAGGCCTGCGGCTGCAACGAGACGATCGTGCCGGCCAGCCCTGGCCCGGGCAGCGTCACCTATGCGCCTGTGTCCTCCGCCTTCAGCAGCTACACGCTGGACTTCTACGCCGACAACGGCTCAACCCAGATCGTGGCCGGCATCCGTGGCAATGCCGAGATCACGATGGAGTCTGGATCGATCCCAACCCTGGCATTCAGCCAGATGGGCCTGTTCGCAGCTCCTACAGCCCTGGCGCTGCCCACGCCGACCTACTCAGCACAGGGCGCACCCGTGGTGGTGAACAGCGCCAACACGACCAGCGTGAGCGTGCATGGCGTCAGCGCCTGCCTGTCGTCGTTCTCGTTCAGCCTCGGCGTCGAGATGGTGTTCCGCCAGCTGGCGGGCTGCAGCCAGCAGGTGATCATCACGGACCGCAAGCCCACCGGCTCGATCACGATCGAGCTGCCTGCATTCGCCACGCAGAACTTCCTCAACCTCTGCAGCACCCAGGCGACTGGCGCCATCAGCTGGGTCCACTCCGGCGGTGCCGGCAACATCATCACCTTCACCGCCAGCACCTGCGCGTTCGATGCCCCGAGCATCAGCGAGATGGATCAAGTGACCATGATCACCCTGCCGTTCCGGGCACTCCCCAGCGGCAGCGGCAACAACGAATTCTCCCTGGCTCTGACCTGAACAATGGCCTTCATCCTTAAGCAAAAGGCGACGTACACCTGGCCGATTGTTCTACTGATTCCGGTAGACGGCGGCACCAGGCAGAAGCACACCTTTGACGGTGAGTTCAAGCGACTGCCGCAGTCGCGCATCAACGAGATCATCAAGGTGGCCCGTGCTACGGAGCTGGGTCGCCTGGACGATGACGAGATGCTCGATGACAAGGCCGCGGCCAGGGAGATCTTGGTCGGATGGTCTGGTGTGCTGGATGAGGACAACAACGAGATCCCGTTCTCCGAGGCGTCCCTGGCTCAGCTGCTGGAGCTGCCCACCATCGCGGGGCAAATCATCAAGGCCTGGTTCAATTCGATGGATGTCGCAAAAAAGACAACCTGACCGGCGCCGTTGATTACCTGTGGAACGGCGTCGGCGCTGGTGGCAGCAGCCAGCTGCAACGTGATCTCGCCGCCTA